TGACACCCTTCAGGTCGAGGGACTCTACTCATCAGAGATAGACAACTGGACCAACAAAGAGGGCGAAGCTAAGCAGTCAATCAAGGTCAGCATCAACAACCCAAAGGTAGTTCCAGCAGAGCCACTAGCTGCAATCGAGGAAATCTTTGAACCGACACACAGGGAATCACTTCCCTTTTGAGTAATCTCCGTTGGCTAGTCCCTGCTATCACCGCAAGCATACTAATAAACCTATCTACGAATACAACTAGCGTTCTAGGTGGCTTGGGACTAGCCTTCGGTATCCTTTACACTATTGCTGCGATAATTGCAGCATGGGAACTACATGGCAGAGGTAAGCTTTAGCGTCACAGGTGACCCAGCCAGCCAAGGTTCACACGCAATCATGCGTGGCAGAATTGTTCAAGTCAACAGCTCAAAGCATAAGGCTTGGCGCAAAGCAATCGCACAGTCAGCGACAGAAGCACTACCAAATGACTGGATTCCAATAGATGACCCTTGTGAGCTTGTGGTCAATTTCTACATGCCAAAACCCAAATCAGTAACTAGACCGCTCCCAAGCGTGTCACCAGACCTAGACAAGCTCATTAGAGCAGTAGGCGATTCTTTGACTGACTCAGGCGTTGTAACCGATGACAGTCGTATAGTTCGTATCTCAGCTAGAAAGCTTTATGCCGAGGGCATTGAGCCAGGGGCCACAATCAGCGTAAAAAGCCTTTTGTAACGATTTGATAACATTGCCAAAAAATAGGCAGAAATCTCCCAAATTCTTGTAAAAAACCCTATTATTGAACTGTAAGCAAAAGCTTGCAGAAAGGGGTTCATAATGGCCCGAATGATTGTGTACATAGTTTCACTTTCGGTCATCATGTTGTCCAGCTTTATCGTGCAACTGATAGATGCAACACTCGGTTTGACTGTCGGTATTGTCGGTGTGCTGGTTGCCTTCTTGGTAACAATGCAATCGCTATACGCAGAAAACAGGGATAACAAATGAACGAGGAAAAACTAGCTGAAAGGATTATTGCCGAGGCACAGCGTTGGACTGAAAATCAGTTCACACTACAAGCAGGGATACCTGGCAACGATTCGGTCAGCCGCAACGAAGCCAAAGCTCGAATTGAGCTAGTAGAACATATCAAAACAACCTACAAAGAAATGAGAGAAAATGCCTAATTACAATCCAGAAGCACTTGAGTTTGCAGTAACCGACTTCCAGCCTCACCAGTACAACTTTGGTGTTGCAAAGTCAGACGGAATCTACATGGGCAGAATGTTGATGAAAAATGAAATTCTTAGCCTCATCAAAGCTGCCTACCCAGTACCAACCAAAGCAATCGCTAGGGTTATCGAAATTGTGGACAACATCGAAATCTATGTTGACCCTGAGTACAACATCTCATCGAGGTAATCATGCAGACACTATACACAGAGGGATTTAGAGCTGGAGTTAGACACCAGAGAGAGTCAATCCTTGACTTCATTCGTATCCATCAAGAGCAGAATGTAGCAATCACAGTTGAGGACATCGCTGACGAGATAGAAGGTCAGTACCGAATTGACATGGAAGCACACCTAGCCGAAAGGAGAAAATGATGGGGCCAAAAGAAATAGACATCAAGTTGCTTGAGTTTGAAGCTCGTTTAGAGATGATAAGCCGAGAGCTTGCTGAACTCGTCAAGACAGCCAAAGACATTGAACACCGAGCCAAGGTAATTCGAGGGGAAGCTAAGAAATGACTGGATTTGATTGGGCTTTGCGTATCAAGAAAGGCAGAGAAAAGGCTTACGCTAAAGGATACGAACAGGGCGCAAAAGACATGGCTGAGTATTTTAGTGAGCAAGTTATCTACTCACTTCACAAAGACGCAATCCTAAGCATGAGCATAGACATTGACACACTTGAGCGAGTGGTCGAAGTAATCGAGGCGGTGCGTGACATTGGCAAAGCATAGAGCCGAGAAGCAAACTATCAACTGGCGCATCAAGCGTGTCCATTGGGCTTACATGATGATGAGATACAAAAGGCTTTTTATCTCGTTTATTACTAGAGGTGCAAGATGACACACTTTTCAAACGCCGATGAGCGTGAAATCTTTGAAGCTATTAACCTACTAAAAGATGACAACCTAGTCTGGTCAAACGACCTAGAGGCAATACGCCGCAACCTTGCCCTGCTACTAGAAAGAATTATGCAGGTCGAATGGCACTACCTTGAGCCAGAAATCGGGGATTTAGCTCTAAACTTGATAAAGGAAACAGAAAGGGAAAACAATGCTAGAAGGAATGACACCAACACAGAGGAAACCACCTTGCAAGGTAAGGTCAGTCTTGGAATCGTTGGATGCAAAGGACCAGGTAATACTTGTCAATGCAGTAGCTAACGAATCTTGGAAAGCCCCAGCTCTTGCTAGAGAACTAACTGCCAGAGGAATCCCAATCAGCGAGAAACCGATTCTTGCTCATCGAAGAAAAGAGTGTAGCTGTGCTAGGTAACTTAGAACCCGCACCAAGGGTAGAAACACCTAAAGAGTACCGACCAGCATTTGAGTTTGACGGCAACGAGGGTTGGGCGCAACTACCAGCAACATCAGGTGTGCCAAGTTTTGATGACTTCCTAGAGCAGCAGGGTTTTGACCCTGACGAGTTCGAGGTCACAGGAACACCACGCACCTCACGCTGGCAACGCTATGACGGCGAATGGCTATCAAGCTATCGCTTTACTTTTAGACGCAAGGTAGCCAACCTTGACCTGCCGCTGCTTTACTCGCAAGCTAAGAAAGGCTACAAGCCAAAGAAAGACTTCAGAACAGATTCTGAAAAGGCTTTAGTTATCCTTTGGTCTGACTTACAGGTTGGCAAGGTTGACCACCGAGGCGGAGTCGAAGCCTTGATTGCCAGAGTAGAAGAAACAAAAGAAAAGCTTGTTGCTTTGCTAAAGAAGGAAAAGCCAGCCAAGGTCATCTTTGTTGACTTAGGTGACACAGTAGAAGGCTTTGACAACGCAGGTGGCAACCAGCTTCAGAGCAACGACCTCAGCCCAATGCAACAGGTTGACCTAGCCACAACACTTGCTTGGGACCACCTAAAGCTATTGGCGGGTTACAGCGATGACATCATCTATGCTTCGGTTGGCTCCAATCATTGCCAATGGCGCGTAAGAGGCAAGCAACAAGGCTCAGCAACCGATGACTGGGGAATCCACATAGGTCGCACACTTGCAAGGCTGGCAAAAGAAACCGAAATGCCTATCAAGTTTTACGAGCCACAAAAGCATGATGAGTCTTTGGCTCTCGATGTATTTGATGACCAGTTCCACATACTCGGTATCTGGCATGGACACCAAAGTTCAAGACCCGACCAAGTGCCTACCTGGTGGAGACAGCAAGCTTTTGGTAAGCAACCTGTTGGAGATGCAACCATTGGCGTATCAGGACACTTCCATCACCTTAGAGTGCTAGAACTCGGTTCGACATCAAGAGGCTCATCACGCTTCTGGGTTCAGGCAAGCACAATGGACAACGGCTCAGGCTGGTGGAGATTGCGCTCAGGTGAGGATTCGGTTCCAGGCTTAGTTACATTCATGCTCGACAAGGGTGTTGACTTCACAGGAACTGTTTACAAACTCTAATGCCTACCTACGATTACAAGTGCAAGACATGTGACCTCAAAATGTCTGTGATTAGAAAAATAGAGGAAGCCGAGAGAACACCACTCTGTGTCAACTGTGCTAAAGACCTAGTAAGGGTCTACGACTCACCAGCAGTAACTTTTATGGGTATTGGCTGGGGAAAAGACGCATAAAAAATAAGTGGGGGGGTATGCTCGAAACATGTCATACAAAATAATAAAAAAATCGGGGGGCCGAAATTCCTAAGATGCCCTGCTTAGTTTGCAAAAAACTTACAGACGGAAGCTCACGCTGTGAAACTCACCAGAAGATTTGGGATGATGCAGCAGAGATAAAGCGCCGAGCCAGAAAAGCCGCAACAGGCCAGTATGCAGGTGACTACAAGATGAGAGCCAGAGTAGTTCGAGAGAACGCTTATGAGTGCCACATCTGTGGCGAAGGTGCAAGGCTCAATGACCCTTGGCAAGCCGACCACCTCAGACCAGGTGACCCTGATAGCCCGCTTGCTGCTGCACATAGGTCTTGTAATGCAAGCCGAGGAAACAAGCCACTAAAAGATTCGGTCAAAGACTAAGCTTCCGATTCGGTCAGGATTCGGTTCAAAAAACTTAGGATTCGGTTGAAAAATTCGGTCAGGATTCGGTTGGAAATTCTGCCAAAAAAGAGGCCAAAAATTGACTCGAAAACTTGTTCGAAACACTTGTTCTAATGGCCTAATCGAACACTTGTTCGAATAACCGACACGCTGGCAGGGACACACGCCCGCCCAAATATACACCCGCGCCCGCTTGAAGACAGAGACAGCGCGACAGGATACGCGCCCGATATTGAGCAACCGCGAAACAAACCCAAAAACGACACGCCAAAGCGACACTTGCGCCCTATCTCGCACCGAAACAGAGACACCGCGACAACCTGCCACGCTGGACATATAAAGAGGTAAGAGCGCTCGAAACAGACACACACCCGCGACAGGCCGAAACAGGGCAAAAACACCCCGCGACACGCCGAAACAAAAAAACACGAAAAAAAGCAAAAAAAGACCAAAAAAGGTAAAAAAGGCGCTACAATATGAAGACAAGCCAAACGGGCTTCATAACGAGAGGGACACAATGAACACGATGACAAAGACCACCGCCCAAGCAGTTAGCCGCAAATTAAGTGCGCTTAACTTTGAAAAGTACGACAAGGCAAGCCGAATGGGCTTTAGTGTGTTTGACGATACAGACGGCATATTTGTTTCTAATTATGTGAACCCAAATTACGAGGGACAAGCGGCAGCAGAACTAGCAACATCGGGCTACATTATTGAAGGCCGCTTCATAAACAAATGGAGACACGAAGACCGCGCAATAGAGGTATTCCGCGTAATTGGAAAGGCGGGCAACAAATGAACAAGCTAGAAGAAAAAGCGGCGGAACTTGTCGCGCTAGGTGAGAGCTACGGATATACACCAGAGATTGACCCAGCAAACGAACACTTTGTTTATGTTTTTTACAATAACAGCATAGGCAGTCTTTTATCTTTCACCGAAACGGGAAAGGTAAGAGTTGAAAGCTGGGAGCGCGGAAGAAAGAGAACAAACATATCTCTAACAAACTTGGCTTCACACTTACAAGGCTACAAAGAAACACAAAAACATTTTGAAGAACTAAGGGCAAGAAATAAAGGAAGGGCGCTTCTCTAATGTTGAAGATAACAGTTTTTCTACTATTGCTAACCGCTGGCCTATTGGCTCACGAAGCACTAGAAGCGCAAGGCTACAAGGTGGAAGCTTTGTTTGTTGCTTGTGGCTTCATCTTTATATCTTGGATATACGCAATACAGAAAGAGAGTTAGACGAATGAACAAACCAAGAATAGAAACTAAATGTTGGGAATGTAGCTCACCCGTGAAGATTACGCGCAAGCGCCTCGCGAGTGTTGGCAGATATCCTAAATGCGAAAAACACGAAAAAGAGTTTTATGCCTATGTTGGCAACTTATACAGAGAACAAAACTAGAAAGGGTTGAACAATGATTAGGTGCGAAATGGGAGGCTGCACAGATATGGCGGATGTTGTCGCCGAGTATCTTCACATTGTTTATGGAAAACAATATTACGATTTTTGCAGAAGTTGCGTAAATTACATACGCAAAGACTTAGGCAAAATTCTAAAAGTCACACCCTACGCCAACAAGGGGCTAGTAAACAAAAACTAAAAACAACAAAAAGAAAGGGAATAACAAAATGAGAATGAGCTACGAAGAAATAAAAAACGACATACTAGACAACTGGGAACAAATAGCAGAATCCGCACACTATGAAGATTTGATAAATGAATTGGCAGAATCTGCCTGCCCTGTCTACTACTCCGAAATATTGAAAGACTGGCAAGAAATGCCAAGCGAATCGAACGACAGTTGGCAAGAAAACGGAATACCTACGACAGAAAAAACAACAATCTACAGCCTTATGAGTTGGGACTTGTATTTTTACTATGAGAGCCAATACAACATTGCCTACACCGAAATCAAAGAAGAAAAAGAAGAAGGCTAAAAAATGACAACCGAAGAAAAAGAAACACCGCAACTTTATTGGTCTGAAGTGGCAGAACTAACACACGCTAGACAAGTAGAGCTGTTTGGTTTTTGTACTTGTGAAGACGGCCCGAAAGTGTATAAAGACTGTACGCAAGATGGACTGTTCCCAGAAAACAAATTACTGAACATATTGGAAACACACTACGCTCACGAAGTAGTAATCGCACGCGATACCGAACAAACGAAAGCTAGCGAACCTGAAAAAGTGGCCGCCTATATTTTGGAATGTTTAGAGTGTGACGAAGAGCTAATTTACAAACAAACAGAAAGGAACTAAACAAATGCCCGAACTAATCCTTATTGGATTTGGAACTAAAGATATAACGGTTGACCTAACTGGAAAAACACCAGAGCAAGCAATCGAAGAAGCAATCGAAAAAGTAAACGACAAGGATAAAAAATAATGGGACAGTATCACAAATTAGTAAACATAGACAAACAGGAACAAGTTATCTCGTATCCGCTGGGACTAATGGCGAAACAATACGAACAAACAGGAACGGCGGGAGATTTTGGAGATGCGTTATATCTTCTCCTTATGACCTCACCAAACAGAGGCGGCGGAGACTGGGAACTCTTTCCTAATCTTTCTGGCCGCTGGGTTGGAGATAGGGTAATCGTTTTAGGCGACTACACCGAAGACGGCGACCTGCCAAATTACCCGAACGCAAGCAAGCTATACAGCGAAAGCGAAAACTGGAAAGACATATCTATTGAAGTTGCGGAAGCCTTGAAAAAGGTTTTTGATTTTGTCGAAACTTTCCCGACACTCTCCGAGATAACAAACAACTAAACAACAAACAGAAAAGGGAAAATAAAAAATGAACAACAAAGAAAAGTACGACAATCAAAGCGTATATAAAACGGAAGACCTAATTGAGCTATTTTGGGGACTACTCAAAGACGGATATACGGGGTTAGGGTTTGGGCTAATCCTTGACCTAATCGAAAGAGATGTTAGAGACATAAGACAAGAAAAGAGTGAAGAAAACTAATGGGAGCAATGAAAAGGGAACTAGAAAGACTCGCGAATATTGTTATCTATGGAAACGCGGAAACGATAGAGCGCGAATTTTGGAAGGTAGACGGATTAGGTGGAAGCTTGACAGTCTTAGCGCAAGCAATAGAAATGGCGCGTTATATGTCGCCGCTTTGTGAGTGTGGCGCGGATTATCACGCTGGACTAACTGAGCGATTCCCGCAATGGATAGCAGACACAAACGAACAAAGCGAAGGCGGCCAAAAATGATTGAGTGGACAGTACAAAGACCCGCGACTATTTGGATATCAACACAGGTTGAAGCGGAAACGATAGAGCAAGCCGTACAGCTAGCAGATATTAGGTTTAGTGAAGGCGAATACAAGGAAGACGAAGACAGTTTCTCAATAGACGACCAACGATATTGGGCAATGGATGAATACAAAAATGTGTTTAGCGAAGACCTAGAACAGAGCGCGACAGTATGAGCGACAAACTAAAGACAAGTTATGTTTTTATTTTTGATTGTGTGAACTGTTCGCAATTTTACGGCGAACAAACGCTAAACGATAAAGGCCAATTACTATGCCCTAATTGTGAAGCACCCGAAAGAATAGAAAGCCCTTTTGTTGAAAGAATGGAGGTTAACAATGCCTAACGCAAACAGAACACGCGCAATATTAGCCGCGCAGAAAGTAGCTTCGCAAACGGTAAGAGTAAACACAGACCCGCTACCAACTGACGCGAAGCTAACACCAGAACAAAGACGCGCAATATACGCGCCTAAGTCCGCGCTAGAGATAATACCGAAGCGCCCGCCTATGCCTGTTAGAGCCGTCAAGACAACGGCTAAAGCAAGCCTAGGAGTGTTAGGAATGTTAAGTGCAATATCCGCAGGCATACTTGTCGGAGAGACTAAGAAAGGTTGCCGAAGCTAAGACACACACGCAACAAAGCTAACCCGCTTAGGCTAACGCTTGAGCGGGTTTTCTCTTACCCTAGGCAGGGCAGGGGCAGGGCAACCCTAGACAGGCAAAGACAAACACAACAGACAACAGCGGACACACACCCCGCCCGCCTCCCCGATACGCGCAACATTACAAGGCGCAAAGAAAGAGAACAAAGAGACAAAGCAAAGAGACAGGGGGGAGGCATAGGGGAGGACACACGCGCTACCGCTCACCGCGTTAGCCACTCACCACACAGGCCACCCGCCTAGCCACGCTCTAACCTATGCCAGCAACCCTAAAGCAATACAAGAACGATACAAGCCACAAAAAATAATACCTAGGGAATCACTAGGGCGCTATTCTGGCAGCCTCTCTAGGAGGCACACACGCCCGCAAACAGCACAAATACAGCCACACCCTAGGCGTACCCTTGGGGGTAGGGTAAAAGACCAGCGCCGACAGTCCACCGACAC